CAACTAATATAGTATGTTCAGAACAAGTAGGGCATTGACCTTTAACAACTTCTGCTTTCATTTTTTTAAAACTCATTATTGACAACTTAAACACTCATCGCTGTCATTGTCAAGTTCTGCGAGAGCTTCTTGTTTACAGTCATCACTGCAAAACATATCTAATTCATCCTTTGGTTCGAATTCTTTTTTACACTGTTTACAATTTTTCTTCATTATTCTAATATTAATTTTTTAATTGACTTCGATCCGTCTACGTTCGACTCGAGCTCGGCCATAGACTTGATACATTGATAAATAACATTATTATTTTTATTCGATCTCATTGCAACTCTCTTACCTTTTAAGCACATTGACATTGAATGTTTACCTGTCTCAGGATCAATTTGAATTCTGTGTTCTTTGATCTCTCCGTTTACAATCATAAGTAGGGCTACAACTAACTCCATTAATGACCTCCGTTTTGTCTTACTTTATCTTTTAACACTTCGATATCTGCTAGTGCTTTATCTAATTGTTCTTTTAAAAATTCTATATTAACTTTGTTTGTCATGTTCATCTCTTGAGTTTCTTCCATTTTCTCAACAGACTTATATAAATCCTCGATTAAAAAATGTTGTTCTTGGTCCGTGGGCACTTGTTCACTTTTCTTTAACAAATCATTTTCAAACAACTCACGTGATGTCTCTAACGATACCAACCTCGCAGTAAGCTCCGTATAAGCGAACACGCCCATTGCAACGAGCACGATCAGGCTAGCTACCGTCTTCATCGGCATCTGTACTCTAGCCTCTTCTCCGATATTTAATGGTTTATTAGACACTTGGACCTCCACAAAGAGCCAGGACAACTAACATCACAATCAATAAACCTGTTGCGTAGTAATTCATCCTGGCTATCTCCATAATTCTATTTCACTATGTAAGCTACAACAAGAACTGCAATTATAATTACACATACTTTGTGATTGTGCCAGTGCTTGTTAGCCATACTTTTTATTTTATCAATCATTTTTTTTCTCCTCGATTTCATAGAAGAACTTGTCGGTATCTTCTGTCCGCCATGCTCTACTATCTTCTACATTCCATTCAGAAGTTTGCACTTTCCAGTCAGGAATATCATCTTTCACAGTGAAAGAAGGTATGTCCCATATACATCTGTTGTTAGGTTGTGCTGCAAAATTGCCATCATCGAGAGCAATTATGTGAGCGCACTTATGTTCGTGCGGAATCTCTGAATGATCAGTGTCAAGTATATTAGACTCTGGATGTGCAAAGTCAACTGTAAATAAATATTTTCCAGGGTGCCATTTCTTGTCTTTTCCTATATACTTACCGGCTTGTCCGTCTAGTATATCCCAACGATGAACAGCAGGATAATAAGAAAAACAATTCCAGAGCTGTAGTTCATCAAGTCGTCTTGAGGGCACTCCGGATGCATCAAATCCCTGTTGAATAAACGCGCTAATTGGTAAGCGATAAAATATTGCACCGTTTTCCATAATAGCATGAAATAGTATAGCCCGACCTGTAAGAGCGCTAAGACCAAAGATAATACAGTCAGCAACTTCTCCCTTATGTTTTTTAAGATCATAAAGATACTCCTTTCTTATTTGCGCATAAGTTGGTGGTATATTTGCATTTAAGTAAGCCATAATTTATCCTCATTTTATTGTACCCCAATTTGGTCCAGATTCATAGTCCACTTTGTTTGGTACTTCTAATTCAACTGCAGACTCCATAATTTCTTTTATTTTATCTGCATTGCCATCAACCGATATATCAAGTTCATCATGTACTTGTATATGCGGTACAATTCCTTCTTTGTATAGATCAACCATAGCTTTCTTAGTCATGTCAGCTGCTGATCCTTGTATAAGTTTATTCAAAGCTTTGTAGGTGTAAGCTCTCTTGATCCCTGATCCGTGTTCCTTGATTGCTTCTTCATGAGGCAATGCTTTATGTACACCGAACTGTCTCGGCTCCCACAAATTAAATCTACATCTACGTCCAAGGAGTGTTCTAATCTTACCTGCGTCTTGAGCCCTCTCCATAACACTTTCCATTAATTGTTTAACAAATGGAACTCTATCATGATAAGTTTTAAAAAGATTATTAGCTTCTTCTTTTGATACGCCTAGCTCTGCTTGCAATTTATTTTTACCCATACCATAAAACAAACCAAGATTGATTGTCTTAGCCTGTGATCTTGGTATGTTAGCCATCTCAGCTACAATTTTATGAAAGTCTGTATCTGGTTCATCGTTATATGCATCAACAACATCACCTACCTTATACATATTATCTAAACTAGCATAGTGTGCAACTAAACGTGGTTCTTGTTGTGAGTAATCAAAACAACCCCAAGTACAACCTTCTTCAGGAATAAATAAACTTCTGATCCGTGGTCCAAGTTCCTTGTTCCGTGCTGGTATCTGCTGTAAGTTTGGATTGTTGTAACTGAACCTACCGGTCACTGTACCACCTTGATCGGATCTGATTTGATTTATCTCAGCATGTATTCGACCTTTATGTGAATGCTTTAGTATGGTATCAATAAAAGTTGTATGTGACTTATTTATTTCTCTTGCATATGCAATTTGTTGAACGATCGGGTGTGGATGGTTCTGTAAAAAATTTTTAGTAAAAGAAGGAGCAGATGTTTTCTCAGTTACATCATAAGGTAAATTTAATTTTTCAAAAACTTTGGCAATCGATCTTGCAGCCCATATCTGTATGTCTATTCCTGTTTCTTTTTTTACTTTTAGTAATGCTGATTGTTCTTCTCCGACTAATTGTTTCTTTAATTGGTGAGCTGCTTCTGTATCTACACGCACACCTAAAAATCTCATATCAACGAGGCAAGGAAACAATTCAGTCTCAAGGTCGAAGATAGATTGTACATCTTCATTTTCAATTTGTTTCTTCATCTCTTGCCATAATTTTAAAGTTAGGACCGCATCTTGCTCGGCATATTCACCAACATACATTGCAGGCAGTTTATACATCTCTGCTTTGTGATCGATGCCCCAATGCGCTGCAGTTTCCTTCAATACAGCCTCATTTTTGCCGATTCCGACGTAATCACGACCCAAACTACCTAAATCATAACGAAAGCGATTCTCGTCCACGAGAGAGCCAGCAATCATGGTATCTATAATCTTGCCTTGTATTTCTAGCCCCATAGACCTAATCCAACATACGTCGTACATTGCATTGTGAAATATCTTAATTGCAGATGTTTTTAGTACATCGGTAAACCATTTTATGACCATATTCTTATCCATGTTGCCACCACCTTCATGTGCGATAGGATAATATCCAGACCAACCTTCTACAGCTACTGCAATTCCAACTACATTACCATTACCAATAACTGAACCAGACCCGGTTGATTTTAAATCTGGGTCTTTGGTTTCTAAGTCAATTGCAATCTCATCATACTTAGACAAGTCTGGAAAAGATTCTGGTGGTAGCCACTCTGTCTGTGGTTTAAATACTGGTTTATTTTGGTTCATAGATATGTTTACTTTCTATAGTTTTATTTAGTTTATCTTTATTACTAAATGCATACAAAGCCGAGTTGTAGTCATGAGGAAATATCTCCCATGATAAATCTTCAAATCCTAAATAAATTTCTAAATTAAATTTATATTTTTTATTAATATTAATAGTCTTTACAACTTTACTTGCTTTTGGCATTTTTCATATCTTTCAGTTTCTTGATTTCTAAATCACAATAGTGTTTAATCTTCTCCAAATCTTCTATACCATTTTTGTGTAAATATCTACAAACATATTTCACAACGTTGCCTTGAAAGAATGATAGATCATTCTTTGAAATAAATTCGTAAGGTTGAATGTGAAAATTTTTATAGTGACTCCCCCCTATCTGCTTGTCTTGAGGAAATGCATCCTTAAATATATCTTTGTTTGTCATAGTTCGTATCCTCCTTTTTTAGGGTATATTATGTGTAATGATTCTTTTGCTCTAGTTGCTCCAACGTACATCAATCTATGTTCATCAGTTGGATCTTTTTCATAGGCGTCTAATGCTGCTTTTGTTAAATCCATAGGAAGAATTACATTTTGTCTTTCGTTTCCTTTTACTCCATGTATGGTAGCTAATTGTATTCTCGCGCCTTTCTTTAAATCTTCTCCCCTCTCTAATAACATTTCTATTTTTTTAGTGTCATTGGTACCCATTCTTGAAAAAGCAATTTGCCAAGGTGCTTCTGTTTTTAATCCAAAATCTTTTTTTAAAATATCTATGTCATAAAATTTATTAGGAACCATTGCTTTAAACATTTTGTTGTTCCAATCTTTAGTCAACATCTTCTTTTTTATAATGTGACACTCATCATATGACAAAGGTATTCCTTTTTTTAATTTATTCTCATACAAATCAATTGCTTCAAATTTATTTTTTAATGGATTATCTTTTTTTATTCTTTCATAATAAATATTATGATCTTGAAAGTGTTGCTCAAATTCATCTAATTTATATTTATCCCTACCAAGAACTAACCATTCACCTTTTGAAACATCTATACCATCTATTCCATCATGATACATAACAGAACCTTTTGTGTTTGTAGGTGTCCAAGTTTTTTGAACTCTTTTTTCTTTTGGTATTTTATTAATAATTTTATTTGCAAAGTTAAATATATTTATTGGTACACGATAAGATTTATTTAAAACTTCTTTAGTTCCTTTTAAATTTAAAAAACTTTCTA